ACTCGAACAAAGGAGACTTAGTGCTGGACTGCTTTGCAGGTTCAGGAACCACAGCAATCGCTGCAAGAAACACAGAACGTGATTTTATTGGTTGCGAGATGGATGAAACATATTATATTAAATCTATAGAGAGGATTAAAAATGGATAAACAAACACAAAAGACAATGTTCAGTTCGAAGACAGGAAACTGGGCAACCCCACAAGAGTTTTTTGATAAGCTCAACTGGCGTTTCGGGCCATTTAATCTAGACCCGTGTGCCAGCACGCACAACACCAAGTGTGCCAATTTTTATACTGAAGCCGAGAACGGCTTGGAAAAGAACTGGGAAGGATTTACTTGTTTTGTTAACCCTCCATATGGAAGAGGTATTGACAAGTGGATTGAGAAGGCTTATAATGAAGCTAAAAAACCTGACACAAAGGTCGTTATGCTTATCCCAGCGAGAACTGATACAAAGTATTGGCACAGATATGTTATGAAGGCTTCCGAGATTCATTTTGTTAAGGGTCGTCTCAAGTTTGGAGACAGCAGCAACTCTGCCCCATTCCCCTCTGCTGTGGTTGTATTTGACGGTGGCGAAGAACTCTGGAGAGTAGAAGGAATTAATCGATGACTGAAGAAATTTTACAATCTGCTATTATGCGGCTGAGATCAAAGGCAACTGAACGGTTTGCAATCATCAAGGATTTGTATCACAGGCCTGCCACCACTGAAACAGTAGATTTGATTGTACAACATTCTGTTGCTTTGGCGCAGCTTGAGGGAGCAATGATTACTCTACAGCAATATTCGGCAGTTTTAGGTAAGCAAACCGAAGCTGAAGCAGAGTCAAATGCACCAGAAGAACCAACAGAGGTTGAAGTTGAAGAAGAAGAGGAGCCAGAAATTTCTGACCATGATAAGTTGATGGAAAAGTCTCCGACTTATCGAGAGTCGATTAAGAAAAAGAAGATGCTCAAGAAAGGTAAGAAGAAAGATGAATCGTAAACAAAGACGCGCACTAAATAAGCTAACTAAAAAAGACAATGCTCAGGCTATTGAAGATAAGGTTAGTCAATTTCAAAACCTACCTGATATGTGTCTTACTTGTCAAAAGCCGTTTGACAAAAAGGACAAGAAAATGGTTACAACTTGGAGCGTAGTTGTCAAGAGCGAAAACACTGTAAGGCTTTATTGTCCTGATTGCTGGAACACTGCCAATAAGATTATAAATGAATGGAGAAAGGAGATAGAAAATGTCGGTGAGTAGAATTTCAAAAGAATCAATTAATAAAATGATAAAAGGAGATGTTACGGTTGACGATGATACACTATGTGTGGTAAAGTTTTATTCTAATAGTTGCCACTTGTGTCACGCGCTGAGCAAGTATTATATTGACATCTCTGATTCGTATGATGATGTGCTGTTCTTTGCTTATAACGTTGATGATGACGAAGAGATTTCCGAAAGACTTAAGTTGAACGGTGTACCTTCAATCACTTCGTTTAAGATTCGCAGAGGCAAGAGAGCAAAGATAAACAATCTTAACGATCCCGATGAGCCTAATGAGAAAACTTGGTTTACTACAAGACAAATTAAAAACTTTATCAACAAGGAAAAGTAATGGATACAAATAACTTTAGAAAGGGACTTTCATATGATGACGTACTCTTGGTTCCAAAATATTCTGATATCAAGTCAAGAAGCGAAATCGATATTTCCGTTGATTTGGGTAAGACATTACAACTAGAATTTCCTATCTTGGCTTCTCCAATGGATACGATTTCTGAAACACAGATGGCCATTGCGCTTGATAAGGTTGGTGGTGCGGCTGTTATTCACAGGTACAACTCTATTGATGAACAGGCAGAAATTATTGCAAAGGCCGTTAAGAAACTTAAGGACAACGTTGGTGCAGCAGTTGGCATTACCGGCGACTATCTTGAAAGAGCCACCGCTGCTTTCAATGCAGGAGCAACATTTATCTGTGTTGATGTAGCGCACGGTCATCATGTTATGATGAAGACTGCACTACAAAGACTTAGAGTGATGTTGGGCAGTGATTACCACATTATGGCAGGCAACGTTGCTACGCTTCAGGCAGTTAACGACCTTGCAGACTGGGGTGCAGATTCTGTCAGATGTAATATCGGAGGCGGCTCTATTTGTTCGACACGTATTCAAACAGGGCACGGCGTCCCTGGGTTACAGACTATCATAGATTGCGCCCAAACTGACAGAGATGTTAAAATCATTGCTGATGGTGGAATCAAAAACTCTGGGGACATCGTAAAGGCAATCGCTGCGGGCGCAGACGCAGTAATGTGCGGCTCACTATTCGCAGCCACCAAGGAATCGCCCGGCGAGATTATTACTGACAATAGAGGAAACAAGTGGAAAACATACAGAGGTATGGCCAGCAAGGAAGCTCAAGTTGATTGGAAGGGTAAATATTCTTCATTCGAGGGTGTATCAACTCGTGTGCCATATCGCGGAGAGATGAATGAAATATTAGACAACCTTGAGAGAGGCATTCGCTCTGGTTATTCATACTCTGGCGCAAGAAGTGCCGCAGAGCTACAGGCAAAGGCCGACATCATGGTTCAAACATCTGCTGGCCAACACGAAAGCAATACGCATATTAATCAGAGGTCTTGGTAGTATGGATAAAGAGCAGGATATTGATTACGGAAAATTAAACAAAAGAATTGTTTTTACTGAAAATGACCATCGTCACGTTCAGATGTTAATGAAACTAAAAACTCTGGGCCTCACGCAGTCCAAGTTTTTTAGATATATAATCAGCGGCCTTATAACAGATGACCCGCGCATCTATGAGTTCTTGGATGATGTCAGTGACGTTGCTCTTAAGAAAAAGCGAAAAAGTAAGAAGCTCAGAGAGCAAGGACAAGAAACACTAAACGATTTTGGTTTGAACAATAGCGAGGTCGAGAACATATTTGATATGATTGCTGAGGAGTTCCCAACGTTATGAAAAACTCCGATGGATTATTACAATGCTCTAGAGATTGTATGCAAAAAAGCACAGCCTGCAATGTTTCTGATTGCAGACACTGGATAGATTATCCAACCGAATTCAATTGCTGTCTTGTTTCTGTTTATGAAAATGGTCCGATGACCCTTAGACAGGTGGCTGAGCGTATTCACCTTTCATTTGCCAGGATTAAGCAGATAGAAACCAAGGCACTCAATAAAATCAAAAAGCGTATCGGCAGCTTCGATTCTTATTTTTAATGCCGTTATTACAACATATAACTACTTATTTTTGAGTTTCTTTAAATAGAAAAGGAGATTTTTTAAAATGGCTCGTAAAACACTTTTAAACGAATCCGAGATTCGTAAATTTTTAAAGCTCGCTAACATCGGTACTGTTGGTGAGGACAAGATCCAGGAATACGGCGCAGGCATGCCCGGTGACCGCGACGTTGAAATGGAGATGGGGGATGCCCCAGAAGAATTAGAGGTCGCTGTTAGCGACGAACCGGGAGACGCACCTGAAGGCGCTGAACTTGATATTGACGCGGACGATGCAGATTTAGATATGGATGACGATGGTGCAAGTGACTTAGACGTTTCAGACAGAGAAGAGATTATGGCTGACGTTGTTGCTGCTGTTGCAAAGGCGCTCGGCATTGAAGATCGAGTCGAAGTTGAAGCAGGCGAGGAAGATGCAATGGGTGACATGGGTCTCGGTGACGAGCCTCCTGGCCCGGAAGCACCGCTGGATGCCCCCGAAGGAGGTGAGGATTCACTTGATTTGGCACCGGCTGACCTTGGCGGAGATGATGAAGAAGAAGATGAAGAAGAGCCAATGATGGAAGATGAAGAAGTTGAACTTTCTGAAGAAGACATCGTTTCTGAGGTTGCACGTAGAGTCGCGGCACGTCTTCAAGAAGAGAACTCTAAGGAGAAGCTTGTCGATGAGCTTGCCGAAAGAATTCTCAACAGACTCACAAAATAACTTGACAATTTAATTACGAGCAATTATAATAACCACTGGAGCTATATACTCTAGTGGTTATTTTTTAGGAGTAACGTGGAATTTTTACTTTACGCACTGGTTTTCCTGTTTGGTTTCTTTACATATAAGACGTTCTTCATTCACAGGATCGCATTTTCTAGCTTGTTTATGTTAAGGTCTGCTCAGACTACATCTTTGATCATTCTCACGAAAACCTTAGAAAATTATCAATACGCTAAAACCTTCTGCGCAGAGAGGTTGGCAAAAAGTGGCGCATCTGAGAGCGACATTGAAAACTTTATGATTTATCTTGATAACGACCTTGAGCAGCTTAAGATTACCGCTATCAGAAATATGAATAGTTCTATGCCTGACCACTTCAAAGCTTCAATTGTCTTTGATGATTGGGAATCTGCTATGGCTTTTTTAGAAGTCAGTAAAACAAACAAACACTTTAACAAATAAAAGAGAACCTTATGATTAAAAAAATTAAAGACTTGCTTACTCCTGAAAGTGAGCAAACTAAATCTGGTAACAAGGATCAGCAGAAGATTGTTATGATTGACCCAGCAGCTTTGGGCTTAGATGGTCAGGGAGGAATCCCACCAGAGCCAGATCTGAGAGTGTTGGGTTTGTTTGCTGATGTTCATGAAGAGAAGATAGCAGAACTTATTCACGCTCTGCTTGTATTGAATGAAATCAACAAGCTCTCGCCAGACGAACAAAAGAAGCCGATTGAGTTTTACATTTCAACTTACGGCGGCAATGCTGACGATATGTTTGGTATGTATGATATAATGAGAAACATCAAAGACACATCAGAGATCCACACAATCGGATTGGGCAAGGTTATGTCAGCCGGTGTGCTCCTTCTTGCCGCTGGAACAAAGGGCAAGCGCAAGATCGGCAAGAACTGTCGTGTTATGATTCACTCAGTTATGGGCGGAAACCACGGCTCATTGCACAATATGCTAAATGAGATGGAAGCTATCGAACAATTGCAAGACATGTATTGCGATGCTCTAATTTCTGAAACAAGGCTCACAAGAGTTAAACTTAAAAAAATGCTG